TGCCTAGTCTCGTGGGCTCGGAGATGTGTATAAGAGACAGTTTATTATCTAAACTAATTAACTCTGGAAATAAAAACGAAAAAGGAGGCATTGCATGTTTACCTTCCATTACGGTAGAAAAACATATTCCATCTTTTATAGGATAAAACCTATTTAATATAAAAATATTACTATTTCTGTCTGAATTATAAATATCCATAACCTTTTGTATCTCAATAGGATATATGGTTATATCAATAACAGTAGATAGCATCATACAGTCTACAACAAATCTCCATACATTATTTTCATTTCTATATGGTAAACAATATATATTTTCAATTTTTTGATATATTACTCCAGTAGAATCTTCAATTTTATAATAGAAACATTCTCCATCCCTAAACAAATCTTCAGCAAATATTGGGGCATTGTGTTTTATTTTTAATTTTTCTAAATAAAGACTAGCCATACCAAAAGATTCTTGTATTTGTTTTTTATATTTGGTTGATTTGTAAGGTTGTATGTTAGGAAATATGATATGGTCAAAAGTAAGCATAGTAGCTAATGATTTAATTAATCTAAAATATAGACCTTCCTTTGCCATAAATAAATTTGAGTAACTTTGTAATTGTCTAAAATTAATATAAGGCTGGAGTAACAATGTATCCATAGTTGTTTTATCTAAATTACTATAGACAAATCCCTTTGTAGCATTTGGAATAAATTTCTGACCTATAAATGATTCTTCAGCAAACATTTTCCAATTTTGCAAAGTTTGTTCCTCTTTAGATAATTCTTTTTCCATATTTTAATTTACACCTCCTTTTTTATTTTTATTTGTTTTTTATTGGGTTAGAAGAAACAGTAGTCTAATAGGCTGTCACTTTTATTTGGTTTTTTTCTTAAATCTCTTTCTAATATATTAGCTAAATAATTTCCATAACTAGCCGAAGACCACCTATCCTTCCTTTGTCCAGACTGTTCTTTTAGCTTAACTTGACTTGTTTGTGGATTAATCTCCGCTTCTAAATTTATCATTTCAGTTATTAATGCAGTTGTTTGAAAGTATGGAACTATTAATTTTGTTTGTAATTCAATTGAAAGAGAATTAAATCCTTTGATACTAGATACAATTTCCCTACCTTCATTCTCATTAGTTAATAGTTTAATTTTTCCTTTTCTTAAATCATCTCTAAAAGATATAGCACACTCACTATTAATCTGAGCGTATGCCTTCATTGCATATATTTTTTTAGGAGCATCTGCTACTTGGCATCTCTTAGCCATTTCCTCATCGTTCATAGCAGAAAATGCATCATATTTACAACTTCTTTCTTTATCGTATAGGTCTTGTACTAGATTATCATAAATTCCCATTCCCACTCCTGCACAATCCAAAATTATGTAGTCACAATCAAAATCATCAAATAATTGACGTAACCTCATAGCTTGTACGGTTGAGTGTCCACCTGTCATGCTTTCCATATATACAATTTCTCTTGAGTAATATTCTCCTGTTTTGCTACTGCTTAAAGGAATTAATTTTAGAATAGTATAGACACTTGCATCATTATTCTTCCCCGCCATAACACTTATATCACTTGCTAATATTCTTAATTCTTTATCTTTTTTTACTGGATATTTTAACTGTGTAGATTTAAATAAATTATAAACTTCCCTTGGATATATAGGGAGACTTAGTACTCTATTAGGCTCTAAATCATCAAATTTAAAATAAGACTTCTCATTTTCTCCCATCCATATTCCTTCCATTTCTGTAGTCCATGCGAGTGGATCAAAATCATCTTCTGACATTTCATCTAAAACTTCTTCTCTCATTCTTAATCCATCTTTTATAGTTAACTGGTATGGTAAATCACATAAGAAATACTTTTTACCATTCATCATAGAATTAAAAAATGATTTAAACTTTGCATAACTCCAGTGCCATTTTGCCCCAGCAGAACTTAGATATATTTCTTGATTTCTTTCTGCTAAATGTGAATACTTTGGATTATCTAAATATTTTGGTGAACGTGGGTTTGCTTTGAATTTTCTTAAAACTGTATTGATTGTATTTTTATCCATTATGTTATATTCTAGGCTCTTTATCCTAGACTTCTCCTACTTTCATAGGAGTATCGGACTATATCATCACCCTATCTAATAGGGTGTCTAGCACTCGTGGGAATGTATTGATTATCATATCTCAATTCCTAGTCTCTGCACCTTCCTGCTACTTTTATTGATTTTCACAGGCTTGGCTCATGATTGGCATGTGTATTAATTATTTGTATTATAAAAGACAGCCTATGGTATTAAGCTGTCTTATTTTTTATTTTATTATTTAAAAATTCTTCAAACTGTTCTTTTGTATTGTTTCCATATCCATATATTTTGTGAAATTCTTCATGGATATTATTTGTCAAACATACTCCTAATCCATATTTATAATGCAATTCTAAACATGTCTCTTTTAATTTTATAACTTCATCATTAGTATAATCTGAAAATTTTTCTTTCAACTCTATATTTGTTATTTCTAATACTTCTTGTAATATAAAACTAAATCCATATATATGATGAACACATTCATAAGGTAATCTACTAATAATACATTTACCATTAGAAGCTTTTATACTATCATCTCTCCATTTATCTATAGTAGAATTCCTTAAAAGAGACGCTACTGTATTGTATTTATATGAAACTCCACCCTTCCAGTTGTAACTATTCTCTCCTCTATTCATTATAGCTTTATGTTTTCCACTACATTCACTAGAACAATAATGATATTCTGAACGTTTATCACGACTGATACTATAATTAATTTCCTCGCCACAGTAATCACATTTAGAAATTATGTTTCCACCTTTCCAATTAGGATGACTATCTTTAGAAATTAATTCACCGTGATGCTTATTTTTACATTCTTTAGAACAATAATGATGTATTTTCCCATCTTTATAGTATTCCGATTCATATGCTGACGACTCTTTTCCACAATAGTTACATTTAAAAGTAACTTGTTTTGTATTATGCTTTCCACTACACTCATATGAACAAAACCTTTGGGTTTTATGGCTTCCCAAAAATTTCTCACCACAACATTCACATATATTTTTATATTTATGGTCTATGCAGTATTTGCATCTACCAGTATATCCATCTTTTGTATACTTATCTTTTCTAAATTCAGATATATCTTTTATTTGTTTGCATTTATTACATGTTTTATTCACAAGTAAAACCTCCTACAGTTTTGATTTATTTCCTAATTAAATAAATACAGGAAGTAGTTTAGGATAACTACTTTTCAATAGGTTAATTACTCCTATCTATCCTATATAATGATTATACCATATATTTTTTTATAATATAAATAATTAATACATTTAGCTTTCCATGAATTCACTAAATTTGCTATACTCATTACTGAATATAGGGTCAAAATTTTAACCAGAATAAATTCATCTACGATTAATACATTTGCCCTGCCCGATCTAGCCCCAGCATTGGAAGCAACAACAGTTATGGTTGAACCATTCCAAAACTCTACCTTTGCCGTATTAGGTTTATCATTTAAATAACTTATACTTCTATCTAAACTCTCACATTCTTTTCTCATAGAATCTATATATTTTATTATTTGTGTTCCTTGCTTCAAATTTCCAGATGCTACCACGATTTGTACTTTGCTGTACAGACAAGCTTTGCATATACAAAATACAGCAGTTAACCACGATTTTCCCAGTCCACGACTTGCAATAAACATAAAGAAGTTAAAGTTGAACATTAAATATAATAATATTTTTTGAAATAATTTTAAATTCAAGTTCAAATAATCTTTGCAAAACATAAATGGATATTTCCTGTAAAAAGAAGTCCATATTTTTACCTTGCTCATAAATTTATCATTAGATGTTATTACTTCTTCTAAATTATTAGGACTTTTAGTTTGTTCAAATGAGTTTTTCTTGGGATTAACTTTGAAGTTATTCTCTGCTCCCATTATGACTCATCCCCTAAGAAATCAACTTGATTTTTCTCTTCTTCTACTTCGGCTACATCTACAGTATATGACCTCATTTCTTCATCATATTTATCTGCAAATGGGTTTGGAATACTTAGTGCTTTAGACAAATGACCAAAGAAGAATATATTTAATAGATTTTTTATAACATCTATATGTCCTAAATCCTTTTCCCAATCAAGAATAGGTTCATCATTTTCAATGTGTTTTACAAATACATCAAATCCACCCTTTTGAACCCTATCTGAACTAGACTCTTGAACTGGTTTTATATTGCTATCTCCGCTGATTGAACTTAGAATCTTCATGGATTTATCATATCCACCCATATCTCCAGTAGACAAACACTTATTTGCTTGTAATTGAGTTTTTGCCATATTCCTATAATTATTTATTTGAACAGGTAACGAGTGGTCATATATCCTAATCAAATCATGATAGTACTCTTGTAAGAATTCATATTCATCTTTTGCATATCCTTTTCCCCAGAATTTTATTATTTCTGGGGTTACATTAAATTCACTTTCTATTATTTCTCCACTTTGAGATATAGACATATCTGAATTATTTGCTATGTCTCCACTAATCCATGTAGCCCCTTTATGGTTTAATTGTATATTTTTAAAATATGTACCTAGTGTCTCATTCTTACCTTCTATTGCAGATTTAAGTTCTACACTATAAAGTGGATAATCACAAATCATAAGTACATTTTTTAATCTATCCATATCTATTTCATTGTCTACATATATATATTCTTTTAAACAATGTTTACATATTGGCATTTTACCACTTTTAAAAAATGTTAAATTAGATACATTGTAAAATTCAGTTTTTGGGAGAATTCCATCTTTATTTTTGCATTTATTTGATAATTGCATTGTGCATTGATTAGACTCTACATCCTTGATTGCCATTCATATCACCTTTCTTCCTTTCATATTTAACCATGAAATCACAAAAAGCCTTACCCTAAGATAAGACCTGTTCTAAACTCATTTTTATTTATTTCATTCCCTCAAAATCAATAATACATAACTTCTCAATATTTTCACTTAATTCTTCTAACACACCTAATCTACTAAAAGTATTAAATACCTCCAAATCAATCAACAAATGCTTAACTTCACATAAATCTACTAATTTTCCATTAGCATTAATTGCTTTTTCAACTATTAAAGTAGGTTTATCAATATCTAATTTTGTTAAAGTTAAAATATTA